ATGTTGTAATAATATAAATATATGGAATAAAATTATTCGTAATAATGATAATAGTGAATATTTAAATAATATGCATGTCTTAAATTCATGGTTTATTTTAGTTAAAAATAGTATAAATACTAATTTTTTAGATGATTGGACATATTGGTCTGTATACAAAGATGATGAATTTATTAATCCATTAGTAACATATCATCATACTGCTGATCAAAGTATTTTTAATATTCTTGTCTACAAATATAAGTTTAAAGTATTTTGTAATAAATTAATTGGACATAATGAAAATAAGGATAGAAATGTCGTATTAAAAACTATAAATAATAATATTAACTCTGAACAATATTTTATTAATTTATGATAGTATACTATAATTGCCTACACCTAGCAGTAGTTATTAAACATTATCAGCAGTTAAATACTAATGATCTCATTCTATCAAGAGTTCATTTTAGGTAGAGTTGTAAGAGATATAAATATCACACTGAAACAAACACGATTACTACATGTACCGAAAAAACAATATAGCTTAGATGATAGAAATGAAAAAATATGTGAGACGATAATTAACCAGAAAAAGAAATCCTAAGAATATCTGGATTAAGTCGACGTTTTAAATATTCAATCTGAACTTTTTTCCACAATCTGAATTTTTTTCCATAATCTGAAAAGCACAATCTTTTATATCTACCATTTCTGATATATCTTTATGTATCCTATATTGCGATAATTTAATCTAATTAAATTACCATTTTCGATATGTTACGATTGACCGCTAACATCATCATTATCATCACTTGACGACCAGTCTTTAAGATCCTGTTGGTCTTTTATAATCTGTTGTCTTAGTATATCATTAGTCTTTTTGATGTCATCCCTCTGTTTAATTTCTTCTTTGGTTATAACTGGGGGTGTATATTTCGACAGGATACAAGAGTAGTACTTATATCCAGGTACTCTATAGTCAGTGATTTTTTCGAACATTGAAAATTGAGTGTTTCTTTCTAACAACACTTCCCTTTCTCTGTTCTTCTTGTCATCATCTGGATATACATAATATTTTATATCGGAAGGTAATGTAAATGCCACTATACAGCAATAGTCACCCACAGATTCAGTTGTATTGACAAAAGATCTCGTCACATTTAGATCTGTCGTACATGATGAGAATCCTTTATTAACTATAATAGAAGTCTTGACTAAACCATCCATTATCATATTCAATCCTCTATATAGTACCGTACCATTGGGTATAGTCATCCTATTGACTGGGGTTTCATTGGAATATAATTCTTTGTCTATATTGGAAACATGGTTCATTAATGGGATCAGACTAGTATTTTCAATCTGAATGATAGTTGAACTCGGAACTTTATCTGGTAAAGAATGCAACCTAAGAAATGTGTTGATATCACCATACCCCAACTCTTTGTAATGTCTTAAAGAAAGTTGGCCTTCATTCTGGTTAGATGGATGATAATTGGATCTCTGCATAAAGGGTGTGTATTATATTCTTATTATTATATAATAAGAAGAATATAATAATAATAATATAAAAAAAAAGAAATAAAAACATTACCCACCCTTAGCTCATTTATGATTGTAGTCTATTTACAACCCTATTCACGTCACAAATCTGAGGATTACTATACCCATTTAGTTTCATGGTGGTGCAGGGGTCTAACCCATCACCTCCGTAGGCAAACTGTACTATTTTATTCTGAGCCGTCCTTACGGACCCGTCGTACTGTATCTTACAGTCTTCCAGTTTCTTTATGATTTTCCTCTGGATATACCCAGATTCTGCTGTCTTCATTGCGGTGTCTACGAGTCCTTCCCTCCCACCAAACGCGTGGAGGAAAAACTCGATGGGGTTCAGCCCCTTTATATATGAAGAACTTACAAACCCCCTCGATTCAAACATTCTAGATACATTCTCAGATGTAGGATCGTGTCTAGCAACCGCCTCTATATATTTTGGGTAGTGAGGTAGAGTCCTTGTACAGTCCGACCTGGTCTTCATGATCCTCTGCCCCGATATAGTCTGCTGCCCTATGGTACCTATGATCTGGGAAATATTGATATAATTACCCTTCGATCCCGCCACGACCATATGCTTCAGGCTGTTACGATTCGACAGAGACTCTTTGGCAATCCTCTGTCCTATATCCTTCCCTTTGTTTAGGGCCATATTGATCTTAATCTCCTTTAAGTATGGATCCTTTATTGTCTCCATCACACTCTTGGCGGAGAAGAACTGTGTCTTGATAGAATCCTGTATATACCCTGTCCTGGATGGGATCATATCACTCAGCCCCACGCTAAACCCCCTATGTACCAAATACTCGTACGCAAGTCTGGTAATATTGTCAATAAACCTGATCACTATATCCCGGTGGTACTCGTGGTGCATATACAGAAGCATTGATGTCTGGGACCCACCAAGTACAGCTTTATTCATTGCCCCTCTAACGACAACCCCCTTGTATACGATTAGATCACCTTCATGATCATCCGCTCCGTTTTTTTTGGTGTAATGGAAATCTCTGGGCAGGGTAAGTGAAATAAGATTGTGTCCTGAATATATGCACTCACACCCTTCTGTTTCCCATCTATCTACCCTTTGATGTTTTTTGAGGTTACACCAACAGCGAGGAGAACCTCCGTTGTATTCTGTCTGTATCCTATGGATATACTGTAGGTTCTCTAGATAGTCATGGTCTGGTAGGACCATACAGCAGGTAAAAAATAGATCCTTCCCCAATATACACCCAGGTCTACTGAGCATATAAGACCCCAGAAGACCATCCTGTATGATTACAATGTTAGGGTTATTTGCCTGGGGGGAGATCATGTTGCACCTCACGGCACATAGTTCCTTTAGTTCCAGTTGTGCCTCATAGCTCTGAGGGGCATGGATGTTCATCTCGTCCCCGTCGAAGTCAGCATTAAAACTCGTAGTAACAGCCAGAGGTAGTCTGAACGTAGACCCATCCATCTCGACCACCTTGAAAGCCATCATCGATCCCAGGTGAAGAGTGGGTTGACGGTTCATGAGGACATAGTCCCCACTTTTGAGGTGTCTTTCGACAATATCCCCTACCCTGACCCCAAAATATTTGGATTTGGGTAGGAGGAGTTCGTACTCTACCCCACCCCTATAGAGTATATCGGTGTCGAGTAGTTCCAGAGACCTTCCTTTCTGTATTTCGAAGCGGAGGGGGGATATATAGACCCCATCCCTTTTTATCTGGTCCGTTTCTATCAAGTCTGTTGGTATAAGTTTGCCCTCTTGTGGATCTCGGTATCTAATCCTACCTATCAGGGCGTACTTCATGTTGTGGTATTCATCATCTCTAATGACCTTGTTTATCTTACCTTCAGTCATCATCTTCTGTATACTCTTAATGTTTAGGGAATTTACATTCTCAGGTATTGTTAGATTTCTACATATACTCCTGGGTACCCCCATTTCCTCTATCGATAGGGTAGGGTCACCTGTAATGACTGTCCTTGCGTTAAAATCACACCTCTTACCCGATAAGTTTTTTCTTATCTGTCCGTTCTTACCGCATATCCTCTTTTTAAAACATTTCATCTCCCGACCGTTTGTCTGTTTGGACCGACCCTTGCTGTTATCGAACATCGTTTTTATATGGAACTCGAGGGAGGTTATCAGTTGGTTCCTCCTCGTTTCCTTTAAGTCCGCTTTCTTCAGTTTGTTGTTGATCTTGATAATCTCAAGATATTTATAGGTAAGGTCGTCTTCACAAGTTTTACCGTCTGATAGGATATAGGGGCGGGAAATGGGGGGGATCACAGGGACGTTCTTTATAATCATACTGCTAGGCTTGATATTAGGGGGGAGACCAGCAAGCTCTATATCTTCAGGGGTGAAGTCTATAAAGATGTTGTATATTTCTTCTGGCTGGATAATAAGCTTGTGGTCAAGATCCCTGTAGAACATATAGATGTTCGATTCGAACTTGTCGAATACATATTTGGGTTGATTTCTATTACAATGGATACAGATCATATCTTTACTTACGAATTCCAGGATACGCTCAAACCTATCCTGACCCTCCCACTCTGTAAAATTACACAGTTCCATATAAGGACGTGATAACAGAAGGCGGTGGCAGTGATGGCATATACATTTAAGATAGTTCAGGATCTGTCGGTAGAACATAGGGTGGTTTATCATTTTCTCGAATCGGATGAACCCAAAATGTCCAGGACAGTGTTCTGGGGTACTCTCACATAAGATACACGTCTCATTGTTCTCTATTACACCCATTCTTTTATCATACACAGTTCCATCACCAGATAGTTTGGAACTAGTGATCTCACAAGATGCCATAGCTTCGATCTCCTCTGCAGACATTATATCGAACTCTATATGGTTGGCAGAATCATTAATATTTTGTAGCATTTTTTTTGTTGGACGTAATTATATATAAGAATCCAACAAGAGTTTGCTCCAAGTCCTGGGTAAAAAGCAGATGGTCTTCAAATTTTTTTTTTAGGTTTAAATATTTAATAACTGTACTGAAAAATGGGTAATTATTACTGTAAGAAATGCGAGGCCCCGATGATAACTCATATGGTAAATGGGATAAACACCACCCACCTTACCCAGCAGTGTCGTGTCCATCGTCTCAAACACTCATTCGATGATATGTATAGTCGGCTAGAATGTGAAGATTGCGATTATAACAACAATGCGAATTGTAGGCACATATACAGGTTCAGAATGGTGAAGGGGTGCTGTTAGATGAAACTAGGGGTATTTACTTTGTAGCGATGAAACACTCACTATCAAAAACACAACTGCTATTATCCATTATACCCATCTCCACGGCCTTCTCTATAATCATCCTAAAGTAATAATGATATTCTGGGGAATGACTAACCGTATCCCTACAGCCTATACACAGTACGTGTGCCAATTCATGAAGGCACACCTCAACTAGGTCCTGGATAGAATGGATCTCTCCTCCTATCTTGTAGATATTGATATAGATAAATCTTTTGTTTACCGTGTAGGATCGACCATTGTTAGATGGGAGGATAATATCCACGCCCTTGCCAAAGAAATCAAATATGGGTCGAACCTTAAACTGTAATGTGGTAATGATAGGGTAGGGGTTATAGGAGGTGATATAGGTTTGGTAGATATTATTGAGGGGTTTTCTGTAAGCAGTGTATATAACCCCAAAGGTTAGTATACACGTTAGTATCAGGAGTACATTCATTTTTTAGTAGTTCTTACCGACCAAACTACTCTCTATTTAGGCGATTGTGTATATATAGATAATTAATTGATAAAAAAAAGGGAATTTATAATATTTCTATATAACCTATATATCAAAAAACACGCATCAAAGGACACCCAACTATGAGAATCAGAAACCCTACCTTTGGTACAATCGGTACAACCGTACGTTCCCAGGAGTTAAAAACAACGGTATCTTCCGTCTTGGCCAAAACGGTAGAAGTTACTTCGAAGTTAAAGGAGAAATTCATCAGTATAGACAATTACGACCCCCTGATAGATACAGATGACCAGTCCAGGAAGTTTATCCAACTGAAAGAAAATATAAAATATATAGTTATAAAGGCTAATATCTCTTATATAAAGCTTCCTCTGGCCTTGGAGGACTATAACATCACACTCTATAATGTGAGTGAAGACAAGACCAACATCGAAATCCTCCCCCCAACCGGGAGTATATTCCACCTAGATGTTGTAGGTGATGAAAATAATATCACTCTATCCCACGGGGTATCTAAGCATTTTATAAATATCTCCGCCAATGTATGGTACGAGATCTAGACCCTCATCTGTATGACACCTTATTGAAACAATAAAAGGTATCACGTTCCCAGTAAAGAAGTGTGTACTGGTGAATATGCATCTTCTCATAAAAATAAAAATGTATAATATATGCCTTTATCTTAAAAAAAAAATAGGATAAAGGCATATAAACACAATGCTATATATATAATATATTAAATTTAAGGCATGCCTTATAAAGGGAACTATACTTATCTCGACGTAGATCTTGGCCTTACAGTGAATGGTGTCCAAATCACTGGGAGTGTATACAGAACGTCTACAATAGTGGACGATAGTACTTCTATAAGTAAAGAACTTACTATTCTTAGCAACAAAGATTCTATTCTCACCGATAAGACCTTCACCCTACCTGCTCCTATCCTTGGGGCTGAGTTCAGGATACTGAATACAAATTCGACCCACAAACTGAGTGTCAAACCTTTCGATGATAGTCAGCGCATAAATCGCACCCTTACAAACATCCTATTAAAACCAGGCGACACAATTAAACTGTGTGGAGTATCAGACAAAGACTGGTGGATCCTCTAGTTATCCAAGACGGTTAAATGGTACTCAATGGATAGATAATATTAAATACCCAAATTTTCAATATCCTTAATCAGGTTGTCCAGTCTATTAATCTTTTCTCTTACAGGCTTATCTGCGACGTTCACTTGGTTAAATTCATCCATGAAACTTTGAAAGGCCTCATTGTTGCTTTGAATATTACGATTATACCTTCTTAATTTTTCGGTAGCTTTCTCTACCTTTCTTTTATAAACGTCATTTTCTTGTACTTTATATCTCTCTTCCTCATTCGCGTTTACCCCCATACGTACGTCTCGCTCTGACATCCCAATACGGCGTAGAAATGCAGCCGTTTCCTTTGCTTCTATTTCTGATTCTACTTCTCTAGTATACATATTTTTTTTTAATATTGCAATAATTATATAATTATTGCAATATTAAAAAAAAAAAAAATTTTTATATTTCTTATATATGTATATACAAACTATAAAATATACAAACAAAAATGGCTAAAGTATTCAATGATACCAGAAATTTAGGATCTCTCGAAATCGCAGGATCTTCTCTTTTCAGTGGTGCCGTGGACATCGATAATGAAGTTGATGTCACTGGCGCCTTTACCCAGAATGGCACCTTCAACGTAACAGACGCTACAGATTCTTCCAGTTCAACAACTGGGGCCTTTATAGTCGCTGGTGGTGCAGGTTTTGCCAAAAATGCAACTGTAGGTGTTAACCTGTCAGTTGGTGGTAATTCATCTACTACTGGTAACTCATCTACTACCGGTACAATGAGCGTTGGTGGTGAGATGACGGCATCCTCTACCCTAGAGGTCACGGGTGCAACAACCCTCTCTAACAACCTTTCAGTAGGTGGCACTACGACCCATACAGGTGTCGTAACCAATCAGAACGCAACGGAGTCTACAGGCTACGATTCTGGAGCCTTTATAGTCGCGGGTGGTGTTGGTATTGCCAAGAACCTCAACGTCAACGGTAATGCTGCTATCGAAGGTACTGCTTCCGTTACGGGTGCCGCGACTGTGGAAAGTACGCTTGGTGTTACAGGTGCTACCTCCTTGAATAGCACCCTGGCCGTCACAGGTGCTTCCACCCTTACGGGTGCCACAGCCATCGGAAGCACCCTGGCCGTTACAGGTGCTTCTACTCTTACAGGTGCCGCCACCCTTGAAGACAATGTTTCAGTGGCTGGTACATCCACCCTTACCGGTGCCACAGCCATCGGAAGCACCCTGGCCGTTACAGGCGCATCCACCCTTACAGGTGCTACCACTATGGAAAGCACTCTAGGTGTTACAGGTGCTACCGCCTTGAGTAATACCCTTGCTGTCACTGGTGCGTCCACCCTGACTGGTGCTGCAGTACTGGAGAGTAGCCTCTCAGTTACTGGTACCTCCACCCTTACGGGTGCCACTACAATTGTAGGTGCTGCGACTATGTCCGCAGGTGCTGATATTACCGGTGCCCTAACAGTCTCTCAGAATGTGACCGTTGGTGGTGACTTGGTGGTAAATGGTACCACGACAACCGTTGCCAGCAAAGAAGTCAACATCGGTGACAGATTCATGTTCTTGAATGCTGAAAACGATGTTGACTTGCAAGAAGGTGGTTTTATTGTCAACCATAACGCCAGTGCCACCTCCAGTTCAGGTAACACGATCTGTGAGACTGCCCTTACGGTCAGTCTCGGTAGTGCTCTTACTGGTCTGGCAAGTGGTGACTTTATCCAGATCCACAGTGCTGCAAATTCATCTCACGATGGTATCTATGAAGTTAACGCTGTTGATGGTATGAGCTTTACAGTAAAAGGAACACCTTCGCAGCCTAGTTTCTGCCTGTCAGGCTCTACCTTGACAGGTACCATGGATGAGGGATGTAAAGTATCCAAAGTATCCATTGGTATTGTTAAATTCGAAGGGGATGGTACATTTACCTTTGCCAGTTCAGACAACTCTACCATCTCGTGGAAATATCCTTTCGCCAACGAAGCCCACTTTGTCGGTTATGAAGACGCTACTTCCTCTGTTGACTATGCCGTCAAGGCACGTGTGACCAACTTTAACGCTGGTTCTTCACAGGATGTTCTGTTACCTTCCAATGCATCTGGTAGCAACAATGGTATCAGATTCACTGTTATCAACACCGCCGGTGCAGAAGTGACTATTTCAGTCAAGGTTTCTGGTGGGGCAAGTATCGATGATATTACCACAGTTGCTCTATCAAATGGTGAAAAGGTTACAGTCTTTGGTGCCGGTTCACAGTATTATACAGTATAAGTGTGCAGTGTGTGTGTGTGGGTGTGTGTGTGGGTGTGTGTGTAGATTTAAATTATGTATCCTTAAATATATAATTTAAATTATAGCTCTCTAGTTTTTTTAAATATAATATGTATTTATGTATATATATATATACATAAATACATATATAGACACACTTACACATATTGAAATATATGTTGGTCGTGAAACTTGGAGGTACAACCGTTAGATATGGACGGAAAGACATCATTAACAAAATTTCCGCCCTTACATATGACACCAGACTCATCATCGTTGTATCCGCTCTAGCGGGGGTAACGGACCTTCTTTCAGGGGGTGACATAGAACAGGTGAGACATATCCACCATAGTATGACCTCCAATCCCCATACCCTCAACATTATTGACAACTATCTAAATGAGTATAGTACCCCCACCAATCCTAGTACGAGGGCCAGAGCACTCTCAATAGGAGAGTTGATGTCTATGTATCTATTTTCTGAGTTTCTGGGGGTAGACCATATATGTATCCCTTCTACGGAGTTTATTAGAACAGACAATAACTACAGCAATGCCATTATAGACTGGCAACATACAGAGGCGCTTATTCGTGAAAGGTTGGTGGAGGGTGGTGATGGGTGTAGAGTCATCCTCACGACTGGTTTTATAGGTAAATATAAGGATGAGATTACAACTCTAGGCAGAGGGGGGTCTGACTATACCGCCAGTATCATAGGGAGTGTGGTGGGTGCCGACAGAATCATCATTTACAGTGATGTGGATGGTCTCATGACCTCTGATCCGAAGACAGATCCTAATGCCATACTTATCAAACGTATAACCTACAGAGATGCCCTAGAGATGTCAAGGAAAGGGGCAAAGGTCCTATACCACCGGACATTAGAACCCCTACAAGGGACACGTATACCTTTATATATACTAAATACCTTTAGTGAGAGTACAGGGACGGTCGTGTATGCTGAATAGAGCATTTAAAATACATTGCATTCCACTAACTTATAAATACTCTCTATTTTTTCTGTTTATTGGCTGTTTGGGACTGTCCGCTTCACGTTTGATGTCCATAAATTCAGATAGGATAGGCTGGGCAAGGTTATTATTATCTACCCCGTCTGATAGGTTGCTAGTATCATTTGCTACTTTTGCTAGTCTCTTTTTGGACTTTTGCTTTTTCATGGTTGCGTTGAGGAGTAAACTATTCATAATGTCAGAATGGTCCGGTATATAGTACTTATAGATGTATCTCTATAAGTACTATATAGAATTTATCTTGTGTATATTAATAAAAAAAGGTTTAAATAAACAAACAGTAGTCGAAACACTTGAAAATCTCCACTTCGTCTTTTACGTACTGATATGGGTCGAAACTCTTAATATTTTCTTTAACTGTGGAAAAAGATAGCAATTCGGTCTCGTACAATTTGGCGGCTAGAATAAGGCAGTGGATATAGAAATTTTCCTCGCCTTGTTTAGAGTCGCTCAACATGTCATAGTATATACGAGCCGCATCCTTGGTTATGGGGTTCTTGTAACCCAACAGAGACCATTTACGGTGGATATCATCTTTGAATACTTTGCATTTTTTTTTATCCTTTTTGGAGAGATTCGTCCTCCTGTACTTTATACTATTTACCTGCTTGTTTAGAACCTTTTCCGTAGGTCTTTTCTCGAAACGACTGAAAATAGGAAGCTTCATCGCGTCCTCACAAGTGATCCTCTTCTCCTTGTCAGGATTCAGCATACTTTTTATCATAAGGGGTAGGGCTTTGTCCGATAGTTTGGACAGTATACCATTGATGAAATCCTGGGCCTTGATATCATTATCTACTTTCAGTAGGCCATTAAACAATTCTAGGAAGACAACCCCCAAAGAATAAACGTCACAACTTTTGTTATACCTCTTCTTTTTTATGACCTCTGGGGCTTTGTATACCTGTGTACCCATCTCGCCAGTGTGGGTGTGCCCCGTCTCTACCTCATTGTTACCAAATACCTTAGCCAGACTGAAATCGGCTATAAAAGGTCTCATATCGTCATTCAATAGTATATTTTCTGTTTTTATATCCCTGTGAATGATATCATTCTTATGGAGAAAATCCAGGACAGATAGTAACCTGTATGCAATATTGACTTTACATCTGACAGACAGTAGGTCCTTTTTTATGGCATCATACAGGTCGAGACTCATCTTTGGCATAATCATACAGATCTCCCCCTCCTGGTTAAATGTGATATCTGACATCGTTATCAAGTTAGTATGAAGAGGGGGTTTTTCTGTAGGGGTAGAAGAACTGAACAAGGAACACATAGAAAGGATAGAAATTTCCCTCAGGGTACCGACATCTAAAGTTGGTGCATCCTCTTTATTTTCGTTGGAAGATCCTGTACTGTCGATATCTGAATCGTCATAGTCATCTGATTCTTTTTTGAATATTTTCATTGCAAAGGTATCCCCATCGTCATTGTATACGGTCACGACGCTACCAAATGATCCTTCACCCAGAACATTTGTTTTATAGTAGTTGTTACCCAATACAGATATTTCAGTCATAATTACTTTATTTATACAAGGGTTATAGATATTCTATATCTATCTTTATAGATAGGAATCACCCGCGAAATCATAATAAATGTCTAATGATATACCTCAGGTCTGACAGGGTAGTTCCTAGGGTGTTTTCACCGATGTTATCACCCGCCCCCATCCACCTGTCACGACTTGTATATATGAGTTGTCGATCGTCTGTGTTTATTAGCAGGTATTTCAGATTAGCATCAAAGTAGAATTTGTGAAAGAGTACAACCTTTAGGACATCTAATCTAATACTATCCCAGTCCTGTCTTACAGGTGTGTTTTTTCTAGTATACTTATTCAGTATGTCTTCTATAAGACCATCTCCTAACGCTTTAGAAGGTTTTCTCATGTTGATCAAAGCGTTAGTATAGGAGGGACTCTTACTCTTCTTAAGGATCTCTGCAAATGCGTGCGACTGGTCGGTTGTCCCCCTACCTGATACAAATTTCTGGACATTAAAGTACACGTCCGCGTTTAACCAATCTACTCCATCTACATATAGTTTACCATCCCCATACTTGTTAGAAAACTGATGATAGTTGCCCCTATCCTTGAATGTTAACTTACCCTTAGTAGGGTAATCTCCAACCTCTTCATACAAATCTAGTATCATATTTCTAGTAAAAGTCACGTCGTCTGGTAGTATTTTTTTAAGGGGAGGGGGGGTATCCCTGACCTTGAGAATACTTTTAGAACTATTATTACCAACCAGTCTGTTGTGGTATAAAGATTTTGCCTGGCGGTAGAGGGTTAGTTGTCTGTTATCCATAATTTAAATCTTAACTCTGTATTATATAATTATAGTAAAAATATATAATTTAAATACTTATATATTTTTACTATAATCTGAATAAAAGTGTGTATATATAGGAACAATGGGGATATTAAACGTTCTAGAAGACCAAACGTCATATTCAGATGTACAGTCGACCAACGAAGATGAAGACAATTATAGGATCGTTATGTTCAACCGCTCTAGATTCGGACAGGTCCTTAGTGGTCTATACAACCTGTCTATGCCCATTATAGCAGGTGTTGGTCTGTACCTATACTACAAGCGGAGGGTGTAAAGGGTTGACTACAGATCATTTCCATATAATATTGTAACCGTACAAATTGTTTTCAGACAGACTTACTCCAGGCCTACCATTCATGATCTGACCCACGATGTAGAAAAATGAACTATTGCTTCCAACCAGCTGGGACGCTTCTTTAAACACCAGCATGTTTTTAAAAAATATCTTTGCTTCATCTGCTAGTTCTGTATCAGGGTAGGACGATGTGTAGTGTTTGTATACGAAACCATCCCTTCTGTTTTCGTTAGAGTCTACTATAAACCCTCTGTCCAGTGCTTCTTCCGCTACAGTGGGGGAGTCCGTCATCACAAACACTTCACTTTCTTTATAATCATCTTTTATCCTGTCATAGTATTCTTTTAGTTCGTGGTGGTCGCCCTCTGCCCCCAGCCCCTTTGTTTTATCACCCCTCCTTATGTGGATGACTGCATATTTTTTGGGAAGAGGAATAGGGATACTCTGTATATACTTTTCCTGTAGAGCAAAAAGACTGTTACAGATACAACTCAACTCTTCGAACTTTACTGGCATAGTAATTATCTTATCTAGGATTTCTTCCGTCACGTCTGGTATATTTTCATCAGAAGTCATATCCAGGGAAGTAAAGAACTCCCTCCAATTCTTTTTATGAGGGGCTATACCCCAATCATCCAACTCATTCATATAAAAATCGATACCATTCCTATAGCAATAGATTTTTACCATCGCTACCTTTATAAAGTCGGCACCCAGTCCATTTACAATAAAGTTACTAAATGTGTACTTCATATGATATATATTTAAAGTGTGGATATATACTACTATATACTATCCATTTAAATATATATCTATATCTATATCTCTATCTCTATATCTCTATCTCTATTATACACCCTATAGTATGGGTGTCTATTGATGGTAACGTTCAATGACATTTAAACTCATAGTACAAGAGGGGGTGTCCCTAAAGTCTTTAACATATATAGTATTATGTTTACTGGTAACCATATCTCCATGATATGGTCTCAACTCTTTCGATCTTATATTCATAACGGATTGGGTATTACTGTTATTAAAGTATAGAGAATAGTCTTGCAAATCCACCTTATTGCTCTCCACCGTATTGCTCTCCACCGTATTGCTCTCCACCGTATTGCTCTCATTATCCTTACTTGGTGCAGTTATGGTGTCCATGAATTCAATTATATCAACACTTCCTCCATCTTCATCTGAGCATTTTTTAGGGTCAAGGAGTAGGGTAAAATTATTGGTCCCTATTAACGCTCTTTTACCCATGATAATAGATGCACTCACACCTGACAGGGAGTCTACTTCATTCATCATACCAGCCTTGAGCATATTTTCCATACTTTCTTCAAATGACGCTTTTGCCAGGGGACCAACCCCCCGATCAATCCCGTGTCTAGATACGGAAGAGATGGTCCCATCCCATGTCATCATATCTACCAGTAATTCGATATGGTGATGGTCAATATAGGTTCCGTCGAAACCTATAAATTTGGTAATCTCATTTATTAGAAATACCCTTGCAGCCTCTATCCCTAGCATATTGTATATTTCCCACATATCTGTTGATTCTAAAGTACTAAATATTGGCTTGGTACTGTCCATACGACTGTCGTAAGACATATACAGCAGATCCTTGAGGTTGCTGCCTTCAGTTTCTAGGTACCACCTTTCCATCTTGGTGTCTTTTGCGAAATACATTTTACTGATGTTCTTGATCCCTGCAATCTGTTGTTGGTATAGGTTGGGTATAACTATACTGTTAAAATATACATATTCTCTTGTACTCTGATTGACGTTTACAGAATTAAACTTATCCAATAGGTGGAGATGGGACGTTTTAACAAAAACGTCCACAATACCTTCCTCAAGAGGTGATGGTATATAATTAAGATCTTCATATACCTCTAGTTTATTAACAATGTCCAGGGGAGTAACCCTGTATTTGTACAGTTTAGAGAGGTCTAAATGTACCCTAATACACCACCTATAATAGTTTTTGGTAGATGGATGGATCAATTCGTGTAAAGAGTACCACCATCTCTTCTCCTCTGGTAAGGTGTTAAGGTCATATATTATTTCATGATTGAAAACAACGTCGCCCAACTTTAGTTCAACGATAGTATTACCCACGCACTCTCTGAGATCTCGGATGGTGCGAGAATGTTCTATAGGGTAGTGTATGGTACATGACGAAGATTTGGGGTTATGAGTCGCGTTTAGGATTTCTAGGAATTTTTTAACTCCCATTACCATCGCTCTGGCAGAAGCTACTCCACTATAATGGAAGGAATTGAGAGTACTCTGAGTTACTGGTTGTCCTATAGACTGACCTGCTATGACACCAGGCATAGCACCGGGTGCCATATGAGCATGATGGTAATGATACTCTATTTCTTCTTTTAGTTGGGTCAGGAATTTCTTCCTATGTTTAACTTCGATACTTAGGTTGTTAATGTTTTTTAGTTGCCTTGTCAAGTCGTTCTGGATATTTCTTTTTATATCGTTTCTGATTTCTCCGGGGGTATATCTATTTGGCTCTATAGACGATAGCAGATAGTATATTTCATCAGCGGTAAACACCATTTTCAGGTTTTTCTTAGATAAGGAACACGAAGTATAAGTATCAATGTATCAAATTTTTAATAGGACCTAGTGGGTAATCCTCGATCGGGGAGTGAAAAACAAAATTAGAAATATAGTTCTAACATCATATTTCTATTTTTTTTTATTATTTTATTATTTTTTGAATAGTCAGAACAAACTTTTATTTTCTATTTGTAAACATCTGTCTGCTAGGTGTTTACTATTATTACTGACTTCCATAAAACCTACTTCTTTTAATAGTATAGTCAAAAACATAGTATGTAATGACCCTCCATAAAAGATTATATTTTTTTGAATTTTTCCCTCTATAGGTTTTCTCATTCTAAGAAATGTATAAATATCATGGATTATTGCGAAAGGGTGTTCTACTAACTTTATATACTCTTCGTTAAATAAATAAAGATCCGTGTCCGGTTTATTTTCTGAAACGATTAATTCCTTGAACATGTTTAAATATTTCATTATATTTTGTTCATCACATACTTTAGAAATAGCTTTAGATAAAACAATACTACCTATACCGGATAATTTCATTTGTTTTTTTACTTTTGTATGTAAATTTTTAATAATATATTCACTATACTCTTCACAGTTATTTATATTTCTTATCTGGATTATGGTATTATTATATTTTTTTTTGATATTTCTCCATTTTTTATCAGATGTTATTGGTCTTGATAGTTCATCGGATAATCTTGACATGTTATGAAAAGGTCTAAGATCTGTAGAATGTATTCTAGTATTATAAAAATGACAGTTATATCTTTCATCGGGTATCAAACAATATTTTAATACATCTCTAGTCTGTACTAACCAATTTAATTTTTCATCTCCTAAATTTCCATAACCACTTTGTTTTTTTTCTTCTTGAAGTTCTCTTTCCCTCTGTGCCTGATTCCAAAATATTTCCTTTCTTTCATCTGATTCTAAAGTAAATAGAGTTACTTCTATATAAAGATCTATTAGTATTCCAGGAGTAGATAGTACATATTGTATATACTCTACTATATCTAATATTCTAGTCTGGTCTAAACTCGGTAATGAAGTACAATTAGAAGTATAACCATGATATTCACCAAAAAGTTGTATTGTTTGGTCAGAAGATTTTAATGTTGTTAATATATTAGGTCCTGAAATATTTATATTAGGTTGATTATGTACTTTTCTATTATACTTGGCATATATTTCATTCTGTATAGAATGCCTTTGACCTATACGACTTATACTTGATAAACGTTTTTGTTCGTTTATTATTTCCTGCTTATTTTCTGTTCTTAATATGTTTAATCGTAATAATTTTTGATAGTCGTCCCTGTTAAAAACATTTGGAAATTCTTCTTTGATTATTTTCTGATCTACTAGAAGATCTACATTTTCAATCGTTTTTTCATCATCTTCAGCGAGTAGATCTATTTCTTGCAAATAAATGATACTCTTGATAGTATTTATTTTGTCTGCATACTCTTTCTCTAATCCTAATAAACCTTCCAATATAGACATTTCGTGATTATTTAAAAATATTATATATATATATATATAATATTTTTAAATAATCACGAAATTTCAACATTGATAGTAATAATCATATTGATGACTCTCGATATGATTATTAATATTAGATGGTACATTCCATAACAATAAGACCATAGACAGGAGTGTGGTTATAGAAGTATATCTCGGGTTGGACTTTATAATCTATAAAATCAGTATCTTCTTAACTAGTCCTTATAGATTACAAAGGACCTATAAGGACTAGTTAACAGGTTAATAAGGTTTTCATCGGGTCTGGAAAGCATATAGCATTATCTCCCCAATCAGAGGTCCAAAAAAGAATGTACATGCAATTATGAGGATATACATATTATCTCCTTGTAATCTACCCTCTGCATTGTACCTAACGGCTCTAAGGATAATAGAAATAAACCATATGAAGTATAGTATAAATAATATAATGGACGTAATGATGACACCCATTGCCATTCCCTTCGCGTCTTTTAAATTTTTCTTTTCATCTGAAGATGAACTACCTGCACGTTCCTTATCAGATTCTAATACCTTGTTATATAACCCTTCGACTTGTCTAAATATAGGATCGTGTTTGAATGCAAACATTGCTTCTTTTCTTTATAACTACAATAAATATATTTTTTTTTTACTTTTTTTTAGAAATCTCCCTAAAGTAGTGGAGTAATTCTTGTCTTAACCCTTCATCTTTCTCATCTTCTATAAGTTTTAAAAGGATACTCTGGAAAGACGTACATGTATTCTGGCTTTTGTTATCAACTTCTAGGACCTTAGGTTGCTGATTACTGTGTTTGAATACGACCTTAATATCCTGACGTATAATATCCTTATATTTACTACTTTTTTTAAACACCTTAAATTCTGCAGGTGTACCTTTCACCGTAAGCCTATACGTATCCGTTAAGGTATGTTCATCTTTAAGAACCTTGTCTGGTAATTTCCATTCAGGAAGGTCACACACATCCATATATAGTATTTTTTTCTTAGGAAGCCTTAATTCGAGCTGTAAAGAGTGGACCATGTGGTCTCTGAACGTTATCCCCCCTACTGTGTTGGTACATTGTGGGGTATCGTATACAGTGACTAGCGATATTGTTTTATCGGAAGAGTCTCCGAAAGATGTCTGTATAGATGACCCTGTATAGAATATATTTTCCTGGGATCTCTGACGGTCATGGATATGTCCAGAAATAACTGGCGGATGGTTGATATCCCATTTATCCCCTTCAACAGAATCTATAGCCCCCATCTTACAACCGTAGAATTCCTGATGTGCAAATATACAAGAAGTATCTCCCCACCCAGATAGTGTATCTAGAGCATCAACAAACCGTTTAGGGGGTACATAGGGTACAAAAATGACTTTCCTGTTAGAGAATATATCTAAACTCACTACTTGATCGACAATAACTACATTTTCCCATTTTTTTAAAGCATTCATCCAGTGGGACTGTTCATCTAGGAAACAAGAAGGACCCCTCATATCGTGATTACCAACTATAATATAGGTGGGTTTTAATCTAGAAATACGATCTATAAATTCATAAGATTTATTCAAGGTAGGTGTATACACAGTATTATGGTAATGCAGCATGTCCCCCATACAGACTATATAGTCTGGATTAGTATCTAGGATATGTCTCAAAACCTCCTGAATGAATATATCTATAGTAGGAGCATTGACCGTATCCATATGTTGATCTCCTATACATAAAAAAGTAGTTTGTTTACTACTCATTGTTAATGTTTATACTTTTATAAGGTTCAGTGTTAAGAGGGAATAAACCAAATTTTTTTTCAGGGAACGCCACATGACTCTACTAATCTAAAGTAATAGACTAGTTATACTATATATTGGCAATGTTAACTCGCTATAGACATAGCAAACTTATTAATCACCCTGTCGTATGTAAGAAGGACGCAGATAAGACCATCACATATGAAGAAGAAAAGGACGCTAATGACGAAGAAAAGGACGCGAATGATGAAGACGAAGGAGGAGAAGAAGAAAGAGAAGGAGAAGAAGGAGAAGGAGGAAAAGAAGAAGGAGAAGAAGACGAATACGAAGAAGAAGGAGGAGGAGAAGGAGAAGAAGAAGGAGAAGAAGAAGAAGGAGACGAAGAAGAAGAAGGAGAAGAAGACGAAGGAGAAGAAGACGAAGGAGAAGAGAGTGGTAGTGACTATGAAGACGATAGTGACTATGAAGACATAGAAGAACTTATTGTCAATAATGCTAAAAAAAAGATTAACGACATTATACAATTGAGTGATGAAAAGACACTTGAATCTTTTTCCACCATCAAGTCCATTCTCCTTAACCAGGCTCCAAATATCATTGAAATATTAAATTCTGATATTAGAGATGTTGACAAAGCCGATTTACTTGAATTGTATGAGATTTACGTATGCACTCCTACTATGTCCGAAGAGGCAAGAGTACTAAAATTGAGGATGACGAAACTTTTAAAAAAATATAAAGTCGATCACAGTGAATACAAAAAAGCGGTAACACCAGATATGGAAGGTGAGTTTAAAAAAGAGCTTGACAGCCTGAAAAATATCCGTAGCAAACTCCCGACCAAGTACCGTATAACATCTCTCAATACGACCATAACCAACAAGAGAATAATATATGAGCGATATAAAGATCTCCGTATGCTCGACCCTATGGACGATAGCTACCCAAAACTATCCAAATGGGTCGATAGAGCTCTATCCCTCCCTTATGATAATCTCACACCTCCCCCAATAAATAGTAGATCAAAAATCAACAAATATCTATGTACTATAAAAACTTCTCTGGACAGAGAATTGTATGGTATGGAAAATGTCAAGGAACAGTTATTACTGTTTATAACGTCAAGATTGACTAATCCTGACATGAAGGGATGTTGTCTGGGACTGATTGGTAACGCAGGTACAGGTAAATGTCTGGGTATAGATACTCCGATTATTATGTATAATGGAAGTACCAAGATGGTACAAAATATTGTTGTGGGGGATATGTTAATGGGGGATGATTCTAAGGTTAGACACGTAAAAACGGTATGTTCCGGTAGAGAACTTATGTACAGGATAGACCAAGAATATGGAGATTCTTATACAGTAAATGAATCCCATATACTATCTCTCAAACTTAACGTAGCCCCCGTCATATACGATGATAAATTAAAAAAATGTTTCTACGTAGAGTGGTATTCTAAGTCAGAATCTCATTCTGGTACAATTTCTTACAGTTATAGGGGGGGCAAAAAACCAACCAGGCATATGATAACAGACTTTCTAAAAAATGTACCTACAAAAGGTGACATTATCGATATTCCAGTTAAAAAGTATATAAACAGGTCCTCGAAGTGGAAGAAGGCGTTTATGGGATTTAAAACTGGTGTAGAATTCAAGGAGAGTTCTACGGATGTCGATCCTTACATCCTAGGACTGTGGTTAGGCAGTGGATATCATAATAGGATCGTGATTCCTAACCGTTATAAACACATTATAGAGTATGTAAGACATACACTTCCAGAGTATAATAGATATATCTCATTGAATAGTGTTCATGACCATATCCTAGACTTTGAAACGTTGAGGAATAACTATGAACATCTACCTAAAGAATATATTTCGATAATAGGACTCCACGGTATACTAGTGAAGTTTATACCCCTTTCTTATAAAGCAAACAACGAATATTGTAGATTAACGTTACTAGCTGGGATAATAGACGGTTGTGGTAAATATGATCATAAAACATCATCTTTCGTGATAGTCCATGCTAACAGGATTCTATGCGAAGATATTATGTTTATGTCCCGTTCACTAGGTTTTGTATGTAATATATCCCGTAGCGATGTATCCTCTACTCCTGGTTACGTGATTAGAATAAGTGGGAATATTTCCAAAATCCCCGTACTGTATAGAAATAGGGTCAATCTTAACATACAGCCTACTCTTATGTATCATATTAAGGTCCACCCAATGAGAGTAGATGCTTATTATGGGTTCGAGATCGACGGTAACAGAAGGTTTTTGTTGGGAGATTTTACTGTTACCCATAACACCGCTATTTCCAGGGCTCTCTCGAAAGTGATGGATATACCTTTCCATCAGGTATCTTTTGGGGGGGTGACAAACCCCGACTATATAAAGGGGCATGAGTACACCTATGTCGGGTCACAGCCTGGGGAAATCAGCAGGGCCCTTACGAGCATGAAATATAAAAACGGTATCCTGTTTTTTGATGAGTACGATAAAGTCAGTGACAATAAACCGATTACCTCCACACTCCTCCATATCACGGATCCTGTACAGAACCATGAATTTAAAGACTCTTACTTCAGTGGGATCGTCCAGGACCTCTCGAACCTGTGGTTTATGTATAGTATGAACTATCTACCCAAGGATCCTGCGTTGAGGAGTAGACTCCATGTAATTAAGGTAAAGGATTATACGGATAGTGACAAGATCAAGATTGCCATCAACTTTTTCGTCCCCACCGCTATAAAAATGGTGGGACTCAAACAGAATTCCATCATTCTACCAGAAAACACAGCCAAATACCTCATAAACATGCTAAAAGAGCGGGAAAAGGGGGTGAGGCAACTAAAGTTCGTAGTTACAGATATTGTGAAGAAAATTAATTTTATTGTGGTAAACACCAAAAAGGATGGTACACTTGGTGATTTAGTCGTTAGTTTTAGTATAGATAACTTGAAACTACCGGTTACTCTTACGAACAGTATGATAGACAAACTACTCCTCGATCAGGTTGAGTCGAATGATAATTATCACTCAATGTACTGTTAGAGATTTCATCGGCGGGGTACAATATGGTTTCTCATATTGTAGTAAAAATTTCTTCCCGGTGTTTTATAGTATTCCCATTTCGCAGGGTTGAAATACCGATCCTTTATCATTCTATTTAGATCTATAGGTGATTGTTTGTTGACAAACCGTTGAACATCTTCAAGTGTCAGTCGAACATGACTGTGGATGATATAATTTTTACACTCAAGTAGTATTCTATACTCCCGAGGGGGTACATTGATATAATCTCCCACTATAAATCTGGTTATAAAAGCATTTAGTATATCATTAGAAAGTTCGTATAAAACAGTCTCATATAAGTCAAACCAGCCCGTAAATGAAGGGTACAGCTGTAAGTAAGCCAATCTTGTCTCCATATCTTTTCTTACAGACAGGTACCTGAATTTAACGGAGGGCTCGTTCCCTCTCAGTGAAGATAAATACATGTAATTACCATTTAGTATTTTCATCAGGGTGTTATCTTGTGTGTTCATAGCGATCACGCCCTGATATTTATTTACGTCTATACTATCTACATATCGGGTAAGGTATTCCAGACTGTCTACGGTAACTTTCTCAGGTTTCCTTACACCTATATCCTTGTCAATACTCTTGAAGTCCTCCTTGACAGAAAAAGACCCGACATGGAGCATCTGATCGGTATCCTCGCATGTGGAAACTATACGATTGTCATTAGTCGGTAGAAGCAGGAAACAGTATATAATGTCTTTGTCAAGTGTATCAAAAAATCCCTCCCATTTATCAGGGTCACAACCCGTATGCTTTATAACACAATTTGTAAACATCTTCCCGAATGATGTGGTACTCGACCACTTAGAGTACATAGCATCCAGCCTCTTGTGAGTACAGACTCTCCATTTGTCCCTGTGGTAATAAACTCTCACGAGGGTGCCTTCATAGGAATTGTAAAAGGTTGTATTGTCTATATCCACACAGATTGTACCTGTACCTTCTGCGATGTCAAGGGTTGTGTGTTCAGGTATATATCCAAATGTTTTCAGTATGAGTTTATCATTCTCATATATAAGCCCCCTACAACCCTTTATAAGTTCATCATCGGTATCATTACAGTATATATAGGATATTAAACTGACATCTGAATCTCGATCTACACATTTTATTCTGGGTTCTGACCGATATTCTTCGGGGATAACGCTCCGATCTAGATTCAATTGTCTCTGTCTAAGAGACACAAATCGAGGGGTAAGTTTTTCTTCATCGGGAACATCAGGTTCTTGGTCTCCCCATTGGAGTTTTCGATTGACAGGTGTAGTGGGGGTAATTGAAGGGGTATATCCTTGATCTTGAATGGTTGTCATTCCAAATTAAATGTATATTTATTGGTTATTCTACTCTTTAAGCGATAAAATAACAGATCACCCTATTTATATAAATATAGTATATATAAATATAGTATATATAAATATAGTATA